TGAGGTCGGATTTAACTATGACAGCGCAACGCCATTTGCTGAGACAGGCCCAATTGCAATAGGTCAGGGCGATCAGATTATGCATGTGACGCACCTCATTCCTGACGAAAAGACGCAGGGCGATGTAGACGTTACATTCAAGTCACGCTTCTACCCCAACGACACAGAATACACGCATGGGCCGTATACACCGTCTAGCCCGACTGCCGTGCGCTTCTCAGGTCGCCAGATTAGAATGCGCGTAGAGGGCGATGCGCCTTACACAGCGTGGCGTGTTGGTACAATGCGGGTAGACGCAAAGCAAGGTGGGCGCAGATAATGGCAGCACCCGTACTCCCGCCGATTGGCGACAATATTAAGGCTTGGGGTAATAACCTAACTGCATATCTGCGTAGGCAGCTTCCGCGCTTGTACTTTAAGACAGCAGATGACAATCCATCAGAAAACGGCGTTATCTTGTGGGATGACGAAAACGGTTATCCCGTTGTGTCCAAGAATGGCGCGTTTGTGCAGATCGTCTTAGAGGATGGTCACGCTAATCTAATCCGCACGACAGACATAACGGCTGCTACAATCAACACAGCCTACGCAATCCAGTATGACGCGCCGACAGGTAACGTGGGCATATCGCTTGATGGCACTGATCCAACGAAGATCGTCTTTGCGGAGGCGGGTGAATACTTGCTGATGTTCTCAGCGCAAATAAGCTCAACGTCATCTAGTACGGTGAACTTCTACTTCTGGCCCCGCCTGAACGGCACAGACGCAACAGGATCAACCATGAAGAACGCCTTGCATCAGAACGGCGCAACGCTTGTTGTTTCCCGCGCAGCTAAGTTTGACGTTTCGGCTGGAGATTACTTGCAAGTTATGTGGGCGGTGGATAGCACAAGCGGCTTTTTGGATGCCTCTGCGGCGACTGCGTTTAGCCCAGCGGCACCAGCGACAACGCTTGCGATTACGAGGATGCATGGATGAATGCGCACGCAGACATAAATCCGCTAGAGCGCTGCAAGCCTTGGATCAAGAAAGCGCTAAAGCGTTCAGGTAATCTAAACACTTGGGCAGAGGTATGCGAGGGCATACGTTCTGGCAAAATGCAGTTATGGCCTGCAGAGCGAGGATGCATTGTAACGGAAATCGTGGTATATCACGATAGAAACGCGTTGCATGTCTTTCTTGCGGGCGGTGAATTGGATGAAATTTTACAAATGACTGAAAGTGTGAAAGAATGGGCGAAATTGCAAGGCTGTTCATTTGCCACATTTGATGGTCGTTTTGGATGGCAAAAACCTTTGGAGAAACTGGGCTGGAAGCCTCACTCCATAACAATGCACTTGGAGTTTTAATATGGGTAGCAAAAGCACTCAAGAAACCAAAATCCCAGCCTACATTGAGGAAGCTGGAAAGAAAGCGTTAGAGCGCGCCCAACAAATCCAAGATTTGGGCTATGTGCCTTATATGGGGCCAGAGATTGCTGAGATTAGCGAAACAGAGCGTGCGCTAAACCGCAATGTGGGCGCGATGGCTTCCGCATTTGGCTTAGAGGGTCCAGCCCCGCTTACGATGGGTGACGCAGAGGTTACATCTGCAGGCGGTGTTTCTGGCTATAGTTCTTACCCCGCTTACATGTCTGCACTGCAGCGCTTGCAGGAGCAGCGCCCAGAGCAGTATGCTTATCTAGCTGGGCTTGGTCGCTTTGATCCAATCACAGGCGCAGCGATTGCGCCGCCAGTTGTGCCAGAGGTAGCGACTGGCCCTCTTGGGGTTTCGCCAGTTTCAGGTGGCGGAAACGATGATGGGCCATTTTTTGCCCCAGCACCATCAAGTAGCGGTTCGAGTTCTGGAGGATTGTTTGGCGGCTTCACTTCTGTCAAAGACATGTTTGACGGTGGCGGCGCTGGCGCGTCTGGGGATACTTATAGCTCAGGAAGAGACAGAGGCCCGATTAGTAGGGCTATATTTGGAGATTAAGACATGGGTGCATCAGGCAATCAACCAGTACAAAATGCGTTTCAAGGTGCATCTCAGGCCATGCAGCAGGCAGGTCAGACCTACGGCAACCTTGCAGGCTTCCAAGCTCCAACGGCGCAAGCCACTCAGATTGGCCCAGTTGGGTCGTTAGCTACGGCAAACATGCAACAGTATATGTCGCCCTACACTCAAAACGTTATTGAGCGTGGGCAGCAAGACATTATGCGCCAACAGCAGCAGGGCATGAACCAGCTAGGCGCTCAAGCCACTGCTGCAAAGGCATTTGGCGGTTCTCGTCATGGTGTAGCGGAGGGCGTAGCGGCTGGAGAATACGGGCGCATGGCAGGTGACTTTGCCGCACAGCAACGCGAGAAAGCGTATCAGCAAGCCCTTGGCGCGGCCCAGTATGACATTGGCCAAGAGCAGCAGCGTGCGCTTCAGCAAGCTAACTTGCAGCAACAGACATCATTGGCAAATCAGCAAGCAGCATTGACAGGCGCAGGTATACAGCAGGCAGCGGCGGGCGGTTTAGCTGGGCTTGGCGGTCAGGCGTTTGGGATGGGTCAGGCAACGCAAGCTGCAGTTGGCGAGCAAGCGCAATTCCAGCGCAAAATGCAGCAGCAGTTGCTTGATTTGGCTAAGCAGCAATACATGGGGCAAACTGGTGCGCCATTGGCTGGACTTGGTGCGCTAAGTCAGATTTTAAGTGGTACACCATACGGGACATCAACCACAACTAGCCAACCGTTTAACCCTGCAACTTTACTTTATGCGTTCCTCTAATATGGCACTAACTTGGCAGCAGCATCAGCAAAACATCTTCGCAGGCGAAAGCGGTGGCGATTACGATGCTTTGTTTGGCTATCAGAACAGACCAGACGGTATTTTTTCTGGCATCAAAGTGTCTGAGATGCCTATTGCTGACGTTATCAAGTTCACAAGCCCAACTGGGGCATACGGGCAGTATGTTAAAGGCCAAGTCGGACGCGTAGCTACGCCAGTTGGCGCATATCAAGTTGTTGGCTCTACGCTGCGAGGCGCTGTTGAGGCGCTTGGCCTTGACCCAAGCCAAAAGTTTGACAAGGCAACGCAGGATAAGATTGGTCAATATATTCTAAAAACCCAAGGCACAGGCGCTTGGGAAGGTTACGGAAAAGGTGGTGCAGCAATGGCTCAAGAACCTCAAAAACCTCAAGGTTTGCTAGGTGGCCTGCTTGGTGGGCAGGGCATAGGTGGCGCTCTGGGAATGAGTGATGACTTCCGCGATAAGTTGAAAATGGCAATTTTGGCAGGAACTGGCGACGCGCGTATGGACCCGCTTATTCGCGCTACGGCTGCGCGGATGGAGAAGCGTAGAGGTGAGGCTAAAGAGCTAAAATCCACAAATAAAACATTGGAGTATCTAAAAACTAGAGCAGATGCTGGTGATAGTTTGGCGCGCGCTTATCATGATGCGGTCGCAACTGGCACGATCAAAGGTGGGGCTGCTGTTGCTAACTACCTCAAGGACAGTCAGACCTCTCCAAAAACCTATCAATATCAAGCACTTGCAAAAGACCTTCTTGAAAAGGGATTAGCGAAGAATGAGACAGAGGCTTTGCAAATGGCTCTATCTCAGACGAAGGCTGGGACAACCGTAAATGTTGGGCCGCAAGGGATAGACCACGGCAAGCCCCCGACAGACATGGCTTGGAAGAGAAATCAGGATGGTACTGTCGCACTTGATGAGCGCGGGGTCCCAATAGCATTGCCGATAGCTGGGACAAAACTTGCGAATGAGGCTCTTAAAAAAGATGAGACTGCGGAGGTATCTGCGGAGCAGCAGGTCGTATCAGGTGGCGTTGTTCTTGGGAATATACAGGAAATACGCGAGGTAATGGAGAACAGCACGCTCCCAACAACTGGCGTGTTTGGTCAGGTATTGAGAAATATCGGCGGCACTGGCGCGCTAGATGTAAAGAAGCTGCTTGATCCGATTGAGGCGGCTATCGGCTTTGAGCGCCTGCAGGCGATGAGGGACGCAAGCCCTACTGGCGGTGCGCTTGGTCAGGTTACAGAGCGCGAACTTACCTTGCTTTCCTCTGCGCTTGGTAGCTTGGATCAAGCCCAATCCAGAGAGCAGTTCTTGTCTCGACTTGCGAACATTGAAAGTCGCTACACAGACATTATTAGAAAGTTTGATGCTTACCCACCTGACGCAATGGCGAAGGCTGGATACCAGCCAAGGTTAGGTGGCGGCTCTGATCAGGCACAACCTCGTACTGACGATGACTTGCTGAAAAAGTATGGGGGCTAATAATGGCTACATATGAGCAGTACATGAATGCAGCTAGAAACGCTGACGCGCAGGGTGATGAGGACGCTGCGCGTCAGTTAGTTCAGGCTGCAATTCGGGTTCGTGATGAGGCTAAATCGGCAGAAAAGGCTGATCGAACCTTTGGCGAAATGCTTTACGAGAACATTGTTGGTGAAGGTGAAGTTGACACCTTTGGTGAAAGAGTTGGTGATGTAATCGGCAGCGGTATTCGCGGTCTAGTGCGCGGCGGTATTGCGGCAGCAGAGCTTCCTGAGATGGCAGGTCGTGCGGCTGTTCGCGCTGGCGAGATTGCAACTGGAGCAGAAAGCAGAACCCCAATTTTAGATACAAAAACGGGGCAGCTTCTGGAGAGCGCTTATAACATTGCTGACCCCATTGGCCCTGAGCTTGCTGCGCGAGGGCAAACCTTGGGCGGGCAGTTTGCTGGCACTGTTGGCGAGTTTGTTGGCGGTGGCGTTGGCTTTGCACCAGTTGCGGGTGCAGTTTCTAAAGGCTTGCGCGCAGTAGGTGCAGCGCGAGGCGCGGATATTGCTGCAGATATTGGGCGTGCGGGACTAACTAAATCTGGCATGGGCGCAGCAGCGGCAGGTGGTATCGCAAGCGAGGCTGCTGGTCAGCTAACAGAGGGAACGGCGGCAGAGCCTTATGCGCGCATTGTTGGGGCGTTTGCTGGTCCTGCGGCAGTCAGCCGTGCGGGCAAGGTCTACAACAAAACTGCGGAAGCCCTGCGCCAAAAGAACTTCAAATCACCAGCCCTAGAGACTGCTGAGCAATCTAAAAACAAGGCTTGGGATGAATTTGAACAAGTTGCAGGCAAACTTGCGATTAATATGGATGACGTAAACAAAAACCTTGGGCTAGAGATTGCTGCAAATAGAAAAGACCTGTTTGTGGGCTATTCCGCAGGAGCTAAGGGCGATGCTGAATATATTGACGAGGCTATTAAGATGGTCGCGGCGCACACTGGAGACACATTTAACGCATCACAGCTTAATAACTTAGTAAGAGAGCTAAATAACGTTTATCGCAAAAGTGGGTATAAGCCGCAGGTTGCATTCATTCGCGACAACGTTAAGAACACACTTGACACAAAAGCAACTCAAGCTGCGTCTGTTATAGGTGGCGATGCAGGCGATTTGCTAAAGAACGCAAATGCAGAAAGCAGAAAATACTACAAAATCAAAATGTTTGATGAGGCGATGGACAAGGCGAAGCGCAATGTGGCATCAACTGGATCAGGCGGTAACGTAGTAAATACCTACAAGCAGGCGATTAAGAACATACTCAATAACCCCAAGAATAGAATGCAGTTCGATCAGGACGAAATCATAATGATGGAGCGCTTTGTCAGAGGCAGCATGACTGACAATATGCTGCGCCTTATGAGTAAGTTGTCCCCCACGGGCAATGGGCTTATGGCTGCTTTGAATGTCGGAGCGGCTGCGGCGAACCCAGCAATGCTTGGCGTAACTGCTGCAGGGATGACCGCAAAAGGCGTTATAGACAGAAAAACGCTAGACGCGATTGACCAGATTAAAGACACAATTGTCTCAGGTGTGCGCCCTCAATTCCGCGATAAGCTACAAAAAGACATCACTAAGGCCATAGGTCTATCAGCAGGATCGGAGCAGTAACATGCAGCCACAAGCAAAAGACAGACGCGAGATTGAAGGTATCGTTCAAGACGCTATGGCGCAGGCTGTAGACTTTGTTGAGAGCGAAATCACAGATGAGCGCATCAAAGCTCAGCGCTACTTTGACGGTCAAGTTGACATAGGCTACGAAGATGGGCGCAGTAGGGTTGTGGCGACAAAAGTGCGCGACACCATTCGCTCAGTCAAACCAAGCATCATGCGCGTATTTATGTCTACGTCCAAGCCTGTTGAGTTCCTACCAAAAGGCCCAGAGGACGTTGCTGCAGCAGAGCAAGCTACGCAGTATATTCACTATGCATTCACCAAGAATGACGGGTATCGCGTACTAAACGATGCGATCCACGATGCGCTGATTAAGAAAACAGGCATCGTTAAAGCGTATTACGAGAACAGCTACAAAGCTGAGATATTCACGTATGACAACCTGACAGACGAAGAATACACCTTGCTGGCCTCAGACGATGATGTGGAAATCCTTGAGCATGGCATGGAAATGTCTATGAGCATGGATGAGTTTGGCATGGAGGTAGCCTCGCCAATCCATTCGCTGAAGATCAGCAGACAAATACCTAACGGGCAGCTACGCCTAGAAAGCGTACCACCTGAAGAGTTCTTCATTAACTCACAAGCGCGCAACATAGATGATGCGTATATCGTAGCGCACCGCACAGAGATGCGCGTGGGTGAGCTTGTAGAGATGGGTTATGACTTTGAGGACGTATATAAGCTAGATGGCTTATACGGCGCATCAGACATCTCTGAGGCTGAAACCATAGAGCGTCAGGGCTACTCTCAAGATGACTATGAGGATCAAGAGGGCGATCCTGCGATGCGCTCTGTGGCAGTCACAGAAGCCTACATGAAGATTGACGTGGATGGCACAGGTGTACCCGTTCTGCACCGCTTCATTTGCGGCGGCACAAGCTATCAACTGCTAGACATGGAGCCTTGGGATGAGGTGCCATTTGCAGTATTTGAGGTTGATCCAGAGCCACACACATTCTACGGACGTTCTCTTGCGGAAATCATTATTGATGACCAAGACGCAGCAACAGCTATCCTACGCGGCGTACTTGATAACGTAGCCATGACGAACAACCCTCGCATTGGTATTGTTGATGGTGCGGTTAATATAGACGATGTGCTGAACAACGAGATCGGCGCAATCGTGCGTATGCGTCAGGCTGGCGCTGTGCAGGAGCTTAGCGTTCCATTTACTGCAGGCCAGACGCTAGGCGCGCTTACCTACATGGATCAGGTTGTAGAGAACAAAACTGGCGTATCTCGCGCGTCAATGGGACTAGACCCAGACGCGATGCAGTCCACCACAAAGGCTGCAGTACAAGCTACAATCCAATCACAGGCTGGTCAGATTGAGGTGATGGTGCGCAACCTTGCAGACGGTATGAAGCGTCTATTCGGCATCATGCTACGCGCAGCAATCAAAAACACAGACGAAGAGCAGCTTGTGAAGATGGGCGGTCAGTTTGTGCAGGTTGATCCTCGCGTATGGAAGTCTGACATGGACATCGGCATCAACGTGGGCTTAGGCACAGGCCGCGAAGAAGAAAAGATGATGGCGTATCAGCAAGCGTT